TCATTACGTTGTTTTACCATTTCGATTAATCCTCCAATGGTACTATTTTAGCATATTTCAAAAACTGTTTCCATCATTGTGCCATATGTTCTCAGACGTTTAAAAATCGCGTATTTTAGAAAAATATCGTTTTCGTCATTTTTCAATAATTGAAAAAAGTCGTATTCAAAATCGTATTCATTGCCCGCATAATTGAGAGAACGAGCCCGAGGGCTTTTTTATTGCCGTTATAATGGAAAAATTAAGAAATTGCCGTTATAAACACAAAAAAGCCCCTCCAAAAAAGGAGGGGAAGAAAAAAGATTATAAATTTTTGAACTTACGTTTTATTATTCGTAATAGTTGACTAGATCGTCCTTATCCCAGCAAGAGAGCCAGATCGGTCCGAATTGTCCAAACTCAAACAGGCGCCAGTAGTAGCCACCATAATAGCCACCCGTGCACTTGTCCGTGATATGGGCTTCGTCGAGTTCGAACGAGAAGAACATGCCTGCTTTAAAGTCTCGATCTGCTCCGTCTGGCAAGTTATTACCGTCCTTATCGACCCAGTTAACCATCGAAACAGGAATACCGTTCTCGGTCCAGTCGAAGCCGACGGGCGCGAGATAATCACACTTAATCTGCCAGATACCATTGACATACTTGACCTCATTCGCTTCGTAATAGGCTTTTTCTTGAGGTTGTACTGTTGTGTTTGCTCGGTTGTCCGTCTGTGGTGCCGTGTCAGCATACCGCCAAACCTCGATATAAGCTGGTTTATTCCATCCGTAGTAATCGTTCCAAGGATAGGTATTGATCGCTTGACCTGTCGCGCCTTGAGTCGAGTAGTCACAAGAGATGAAGTATGTATCGTCAATCATAACTCCGACGTGTCCACCAGCACCGCCTGAGCTTGACATATCAGCACCCCAGCTCATCAAGATAATATCGGCCGGTTGTGCGTCCCAGTCTTGATTGATACTTACGCGGTAGAAGCCATTGTTTGCGAGTTGCTGGCCAAGCGTAACTGTTGACGGTAGGCCAATGATATTGATTCCGGCTTCCTTTAATACTTGCGACATGATACCCGAACAGTCCCCGGTTCCGTCTGAACCGTTACGGCTTCCGAACATTGAATAGGTAATCAGCCCACGACGACTAGTAAAACCGTTAACAATAGATTGTTGTACACTCATTGTCTATCTCCTATTTCTTCCACTCTTCATTCGCTTTTTTGACTGCTGCTTCAATAAAGGTATTGAGTTCTTGGCTTGTCAAGTGAATATTTTGAGATTCAAGGCCCTCGATCAAGCTAGTTTTGGCGTGTTCGAGTTTGTCCTTGCCGTGAATATCCAACTTTTCAGCGACCTGCTCTGTAGCGTTGACTGCGTTTTTAGCCAAGATCTCAACGATCTCGATTGCTTTCTTGCCATCACGCATTAATAAGTATTTTTTAATCGCTTGTACCACGATTCCAGTCAATACTACTAAAATGCTCATTGCTGAAGATGTGATAATGCTTGTGATTTGATCCATGTTATTTGTCCTCTTCTATGTTTAATTCCAAAAAGCGCTCAAAAAGCACTTTAATAGCTCCGTTACCGCCCAATTCGACGTAACTCTCGTACAGTTTAGATAGCTCCTCGATCTCGTGCTGGTTAGTGTGTCCACGCTTGAGCGCGTTTTTCAAATTTTCCTGCAATCGAAAACGTTGGAGCCGTTGCAAGCCTTTTCCGATCATCGTTAAATTCTTTCGATTATCTTTTCCGATCTCTTCCACGTTTGAGACTGACTTCTCGAGGGTGTCTATCTTGGTAGATAGACCCTCAAGACGTTTGTCAGCTTCTTTAGTGGTTTTTGTACTCTTGAACGAAAAATAACTAGGAATGATAACGACTAGAACGGGTGTCAGCTTGTCCACTAGTGTTAATAGGTCCAATTAAACCACCCCCCCTATAAACTAACTAGCTTACTGGACGGGTTGAGTTTCAAGCTCAGCTTTTGGTTCAGTCCATTTCCAGATCGCAAGTTTTCCGTTCTGCTCAAGGCTTGTTAGCTGGTCAAGCGTTTCGCCCTTGTAAGTAAATGGTTGGTTAACTTGGACCATCACGCGCTTGCCTTCGCTGTATTTCTCGATATGGTTCGGGTCCTCAATCGCGAAGATCGCCTGTGCTGGGTAGGTTTCACCAACTTTTCCAAGGTCCACCAATTCAAGGCCACGCTTGAATACTGTAGGATCTAGTGGGTGGTCAACGTCAGTTACACGAGCGAGTACGCTCCATTCTGCCACGTCTTTTACCTTTTGGATCTCTTCGTCTTTCTTGGCCAGCTTCGCCTCGTACTCTTGGGCTTGCGTGTATAAATCCTCTTGCAACTTCTTAACACCTTCGACTGGGTTTAATTCAGTCACAACTTGGCCGAGGACGGCTTGAATAAGTGCTTCGTCCGATTCGTTGGTACGGTCCCCGATTAGTACACGCTCAAAGGCTGTGTAAGGGTTGGCCGAGCGGATTGATACAAAGGTACGTCCTTCTTCTTGCAAGTATTTGTTAATGATTTTAAATTCCATATAGTTTTAGTCCTTTTGTTCTTCTAATTTTTGAGCCGTTTCATCGAAAAGTTCTTTGAGCGCTAGGTCACTCTCTAAAACCTTGTTAAACTTAGCTAGCAAGTCGTTAGCTTGCTTACATTGCTCTTGAGATTCTTCATAGAGTGCTTCATATTGTGCAGATACCATCTCTGAATTTGCTAATTTAAAGCTGACTTTGTTCAAAATTCGTTGATAAGTTTGTTCGTTCATTAGTTTACATTATCCCCCCAATTTCCTGTGCCTCGATAGCCCATGCGGTTGAGCATATCTTTAAGTGCCATTTTAAGACGGACACCATTTATATAGATTTCATCGACATGGATTTCTCCCAGCCGTCTATCGCTTCGACCGATCGAATGTCTAGTCCCGTTCTCATTAGATGGTATCAATCTGTGATGGTTATCAGTATAATCTGCTGCCTTAAAAATCCACGGGCTACGTTTGCTATTATTGCTCATAATAAGCACTTGATCTCCAACCACTTCCGATAGTGAGTCTGTGGCGCTGTTGTATGTTCTAAAACCAGCAAAACCGCTGTTATGCGACAATCCAGTTCCATCTCGATTCGAACCTAAAATCGTAAGCGTCGAGTTTATGATCCCTCGGTTAGTGATCTGGCCATCGTTTATCATTCGGATAAATTGCAACGGGAACCCTCCTTTTTGTCGAGTGATTCCTGCGTCGTTGTCTAATATGTTTATCTGACTATTTTGCAGATCGATATTCATTTTGCCGTTTAACCCTTCGATCAGACCGCCCCTAAACGTAAGACCCGTGAACATTCCAGACGTCACGTTCTTCGCGTCAAAATTGATAACTTTAATGTCTTTAAAATCAGCCTCGCCACCAGACAATTTACTAGCCGATAACGACTTAATAGACGCACCATCGATAACGGCCTCGTCGATAACGGTCTGCCCCGTGATATGCGTTAACCGTCCATCGATTCGGTTCGTGCCGTCTGCCAGTACGTTGATTGAGTTCAGCACATCACCGTTACTGTTGAGGTTTTTAACGGCCCACGATCCAGCCAACTGCGTCATTTGCGTACGTGTGGCTTCGATCAATGGATCGGCTTTGAGCTGGTCGGTTAGCGATAGTGTGTAATCAGACTTGATTGATCCTTTTTCGATCTTGACATCCCAAACCGATTTTAGCTTATCCGGATCTTTGCGATAGGTGTTAACGCGCAAGTGATAAGTTCCTGTTGGCTTATTCCAAGTGATCTTGGTTCCAGTCGTGCCAGTCTTCAGATCTGACACGATCTGATAATTTCTGACATCCTTGTCCATAATCCAAAGGACTACGTTATCGGATTCCTTGTTACCGTCGTGATGAGCCGTAAAGTTTCCATCTGTTTTGGCACTAACGATGTACTCTTGTCCTTGCTCCATATAAATGGACGTGTTGCCCTTATACAAGATGTTATTATCAAAGTTAGCTGGCTTTTTGTCCGGCTTAAACAGGCCTTTTGATCCATTCAGCAGGTTAGCCCCATTGGTATTGACATACTGCCCGACCTCAGTCTGAAAGATCTGACTGCTCATGACAAGCCGTGATAGCTTATCTGGCATATCTGTCTCACTCTGGCCGATCACGCGCTCATAGAGTTTGCTAGTCTCGCTTAAGTGGTTAAACTCTTCGCTATTCATGACCTGCGCCTTGATCTGTTCAGATAGTGTGGGCATATCTGGTAGCGTACCGGCTTTCTTGAGGGCATCTTCTGCCTTTGCGTTTGCTTGCGCGATCGCTTGGTTCGTTGATACTTGCGTGTCGTTGAATAGCTTTTCGAGTTTCGTTGTATCGACTTTGAGGATCTTTGGAAGCCATTCCGTACCTGACCAATAATAGAGTTCTGTTTCCTCGCCCACGGTCAAGTATAAGAGATCTCCTTCATGGAGCGTCCCTCGTGGCTCGTCCTTGGGCTTCGTGGCTCCATAATAGTTGGTATTCTTGCCGTTTGCGGAGACAAGCGCCCGTGTGGCCACCTCAAGAGCTCCTTCAGCATACTCTTTAGACTCGGACACGCTTCGCATGATCGAGCCTTCCGACGTGATCGCCTTCTGGACTGTTCCGATATCGTTACACGTCACCTTGTGGGACAATAGCCGGCCCGTGACGTCGTAAGAGCTTTCGTAAGACACGATACGAATCTTTTCACGGAACCCGATCGTCTCATTAATTGCCATGATATAGTCACCAGCCCGAGGCCGTGTGTACTTATATCCGGCTTGCGTGAGATCTTCCATACCAAGCTGGACCGAGATCGAATAGGATTCGTCGACTTCTTTTTTTAGTCGCTCTAAGAGCTTACCAGTCTCTTTGTAACGTTCATCTGTTACGGGTTCGCCCTCAATCCGGCCATAGATCTGAGCAAGTGGGCTCTCGTATTCAGACGTATATCGGCCTGCGTCGTGGTTGTTTTCATCTTTCCACGCCCCAAGGCCCTTTTTATAGGTTATAAAATTGCCGATATTTTTTTCGATCGTAAGCTCGTTCATGTTGAAATTTTTCCGGACGACTGTCGAAAGATCCGTTCCTACCTTTTTCAAAATTCGAACGACCTTACCAGTCACCGAAAACTCGAGGCCTGCTGCTTTAATGATATCTTTAAACATTTTAAGCCGGCTCGCGTTACCGAAATTCTCTTTCCGAATTGCTTTAGCTTCCGCCTCAATAACATAACGATATCCACTATTTTTGAAGATTGCCTCGATATAGACTTCAAAGCGATTTGACCCATTAAACTCTTGATAACAATTCGAGTGCTCGAAATCGTAAAAGAACTGGTGGACCGCGTCAAACGATAGCGAAATGTTTTTGCCTTCGTCTTTAGGTTTAGCGTAAATGATCTTATAGAGCTCGCCATCGAAAGTAAAGCTCCACCCGCGATCGAGTCGCGAAAGAACTTGCTTATTAGATACAATTGTTCCCGAGATCGATCGCTCGCCATTTACTGCGTTTTTAGTCTTTAGCTCGACTTGGGCTCCGTAACCTTTGCCCGTTTCGTCGTAAAAAGTAATCAAAAGTCCACCTCCCCTCTAACGATATAATTCCTTGAATCCGAGGATCTTGACGGTCCCCTTAAAATTAGTAAACCAATTGATCGACCGGTTAGGCTTTGGCCGAATAACGAAATATTCGTAATTCGTCCGGTTGTTAACGTTTAAGTCTTGCGTCGCTGGCCCTTGATAGATCGCTGTCTCAACTCCCTTTAAAAGGAGCTTTTGGCCCGATCTTAAAGGCGTTTCTGTGTGCCGGTAAGTAAACCGACGGCCGTCAATCTCAAGAAAGAAATCAGTATTATCAGCGTTTGCGGTCAATTCCACCACAAACGGGACTTCTAGCTGACTAAGTGGTGCCGTACCGTTGTATGGAAAGCTGTTCGTCGTAAGTGCGAGATCCCTCGGGACCGTCTCGCCATACGGGAGCTCGGCTGTCACGAATGAAAATGAAACATTGTACTTGATTCCAGCTTTCGAATTGCCGATAAAATCAAAATCAATTTGGCCATCTCCCACGACGTTATAACGATATTTCCAGTTTTTGTGTGGTAACTGGGTAAGGTTTAGATCGCCCGTTGTTTGTCCGGGTGTCTGGAAATCGTAAATGTTAGTAACATTTTGATATAGTTTTGTGATATAGAAGCTATCGTCACCCAAGACCCAGCGAGTCAATTCGTCCTTTTTATTTAAAAAGTCCTCCATTGATCCCGCTGAAAGTCTAGCTGTGACTGAGATTTTCTTCTCGGTATAAGTTAAGCCGTCGAAAATATAGCCATTGCGTCCCTTGACGGTTCGCCTTGATAGTTCCACGGCCGGGGACGAATCTTCGATCGTGATATTGTAAAGGCCAAGGTCAGAAAGTTTCTGACTTTGGCCGTCTTTGTCAATCAGTAAGTCCATCGTTCCTCCTTACGAGAAATAAGCGTCCAGCGCTTTCTCTCTCGCGTCTTTCTCTTTGATCGTAGTATAGATCTTGTCTCCCACAATCTCGTTATGTACTTCGAATTTTTGGTTCGAAAGTTGCGAATTTTTAACCTCATCGCTCAAGTCCTCAAGAGATGAACGAACACCCGAGCTCGTCACGCTCGCGCTTGTGGTCAATACGCTGTTGGTTTGATAGTCTTGATCTGTGATAGCTTGCGCGTATTCTTTGGCCATCGAATTGATATCACCGATCCAATTTTTCATACCGATATAGAGACCTTCGCCAGTAAAGCCCCCGATTTTTTCCATGACGCGTGATGGCGAATGGATACTTAACGCCGAACGCATAATCGAAGCGATACTAGAAGCAATACTGTAAGCAAGTGCATAAAGCGCCCCTGCCATTGAAGCTAGACCATTGTATAACCCCATACCAGCATTGATACCGACCATTTGAAGCAATGCTGGTAACAAACTAAACGAAGCTGAAATTTGATTGCAAGTAGAACCAGCAAGCGAGACTGCTCGAGTCATGCTTGATTGCATAGTACTAATAAAGGTTTGCATACCACTTCTTGCGCTATTCGTAACATTTTGGAAAGTTGCTTTGTATGACGTTTCCAACTGTTTTCCGGCTTGTGTGCTTGCTTGTGAAATTTTGTTCAGTCCAGATTGAACGGCTTGAGCTGTTGCGTTCATTTCACTTGTAACAGTATTTTGCATATTTTGATAATTAGTCGTGATAGATTGCGACATTTTCGAGCTCGATTGCTCGGCCTGTTGGGCCATCTTATCAAAATCTGTTTGAGCACTGATTGCCATCGCATTTGTAGCGCTCGTCGCTCCCACTTGCATTTGTTGAAAGTTGCTTACAACGTTCGCGCTTGCCTGTTGCGCATTAGTGGTTGCAGCCGTATTGACTCCCGTCGTGCTTGCGTTCGCGTTGTTGAATAACTGATTCAACTCATTACTTGCATTAGCGTTCAACTGGCCGATATTACTCGTTACGCCTGTATTCATCTGTCCAGTTTGAGCGAGGGCGTTCGCGTTCATTTGGTTAAATGAAGCGTCAGCATTTGCAGCAAGCTGTTGCATATTCATAGTTCCGTCAGTATTCAACTGTCCGAAATTCGTCGAGGCGGTTTGTTGCAACTGAGTTGTGCTGTCCATCGCATTTGTGGCCATCTGACTCATATTGCTCGTAACGCCAAGACTCATGTTAGATGTTGACGCGATCGTGTTCGCGCTCATCTGATTGTAAGACGTTGATACGTTGGTACTAGCGGTTGAAGCGTCGGTACTTAACTGTGTTGTCGTTTCCGAGCTCTTCGTCTTGATATGTTCGGCGGTATTATTAATCGATTCTTCGGTTTTCTTCCCGCCTTCGTCCGACTTACCAGTGATCCAGTCCCAGATACCACCGAAGAAGTTTCCGATAGCGTCCGCGACAGCTTTCAAGGCCTCTGGAACGAAATTAAGTAAGGCTTCACCGAACCCCTTAATGATCTCCCAAGCGGCCGAAACGATATTCGGCAAGCCTTTAACGATCGCAAGTGCGAGCTGTACGACTAATTGAACCCCTGCCATAATAAGTTGTGGCAAGGCTTGAGCGAACCCACGAATCATCTGACCGATAATCTGTACCGCGCTTTGTGCGATCTGTGGTAACGAATTAATGATCCCTTGGACAAGTGTCACAATTAATTGAATACCGCCTTGCAAGATCGTTGGTAAGTTTGACAATATCGTTTGCATAAAGCCGATAATGACTTGTGTCCCCATCTCGATAATCGCTGGCAAGGCTTGGACGATACCGTTCACGACGTTCATCAAGATTTGGATACCTTGTTCAAGAATCTGTGGGAATTGCGCTTGTATGTTGGTTATGAAGTTAGTCACAATCTGTTGCGCTGTCGAAAGGATTTGCGGTAAGTTTTGCAAGATCCCTTGTGTAATGCTAAGAAGTAACTGCATACCAATTGATAACAATTGTGGCAATGCTGAAAGTAAGCTATTTACTAAAGTCCCAATGATAGTTACCGCGGACGAGATCAACGATCCAGCATTTTGACCAACGCCTTGAACGAGGCTACCAATCAATTGCACCCCAGCGTCAACAATAACTGGGAACATTGTCGCGAATCCTTGCGCTAGTTTGGCCACTAGATCAGCACCCGAAGCGATCAAGCTCGGTAATTGACTAGTAATGCCATTTACAAGGTTTTGAATAATCATCGGCCCTTTAGTCGTTACCAAGGTAATCAACTGATCGATCTGTTTTCCGAATTGTTGGTTAATCAGACCAAGGCCAGCAAGGACAAGGCCAAGGATAGCAGCCGGACCGATTGACGCTAGGGCGATTCCCATAACGGACGCGATCCCACTTGTCATCATGCTAAGTATTGATAGACCTTGCGAAGCAGCTCCACCAAGAGCGCCCGGAATACCTGCGATCTTACCAGCAAAACTCGAAATGAAGCCTCCGGCAGTGCTGAACGCACTAGAAGCGATAGATCCGAGAGCTATTGTTTTCATCGCGACCGTACCCATAACACCAGTAAGCGAAGTTAGTCCGCGTACCGCTGGACCGAACGCAAACGCGCCCACAAGGGCTGTTACGGCTGGTTTTACAGCTTGCATGGTGCCTTTAAACTTATTCGCTTGCTCGTCGGTCATTTTAGTTCCGTTAAGAAACTGATTTAAGGCCGGGTTGATTGATTCAATAGCGTTTAGGAAGTTTTGGACTCCCTGCGAATTTGAAAGCCTGTCAACTAGTTTATCAATCCATTTGACGAGTGTCGTAAGGATTGGAAGGACTGCCGTCCCGACTTTGATCTGGAACGTTTCCCAAGATCCACTCAATGCTTCGACGGCCCCTTTTAAGTTGTTAAGCTTTTCAGCAGCAACTTGCGCCGCCGTTACTTTGTCGATCGCCGCTTGCATACTGTTAGCGCCATCTGCTCCCTCGTTCATCGCGATAGTAGCAGCACGCACTGCGTCGGTACCAAACATGGTTTTCAAGGCCATTTGTTTTTCCGCGTCAGTAAGCCCACCGAGACGATCTTTCAAGACTTGAGAAATCTCAGCAAATGACTTGATCTTACCTTCAGCCGTAAAGAACTGGTTCGAGCCATCGGCCGTAATGATACCGAGTTCTTTCATCATGTTCGTTTGTGCTTTAGTCTGCGGTTGCAGATTCATAAGCATTGTTTTCAATGAAGTTCCGGCATCAGATCCTTTTAGACCGTTTTGGGCGAATACTGCGAGGGCGTTAGTGGTATCGCGAAACGATAGACCAAGCCCAGACGCTACTGGAGCGACCATTGAGAGACCATATTTCAACTCGTGGACGTCTGTCGCTGACGCGTTAGCAGCTCCCGCGAGTTGGTTTGCTGCTTGTGTGGCCGTCATTCCATCACGACGGAAGGCGTTTAACGCTGTCGACGTGATTTCAGCAGCTTCTTTTAGATCTAACTCGCCCGCTGTGGCCAAGTTTAGGGACGCTGTGAGTCCACCGTTTAGGATATCTTTCGTTGATACCCCGGCTTTTGCAAGTTCGCCGATCGCGTCTGCGGCGTCCGCTGCGCTGAAGGCTGTATCTGCCCCGGCTTTGATTGCAGCGTCGTTGAATTTCTTCATCGTTTCCGCGCTTTCGCCCGTCACGGCCTTAATGTTACTCATTTTAGCTTCAAACTCAGCAGCCTTTGAGACTGTGCTCTTGATTGCTTGTTTACCAAGATCAAAGAGCTTGTAAGCAGCAGCCACACCTAAAACCTGCTTGAGCAAGTTTGTTGACGCGCTCGTCGCTTGATTCGTATGACTAACGATCCCAGTTAACGCGCTGACAGCCTTTTGACCTGTTGTCTGAAACGCGTTTCCAAGTCGTCCGCTTACGTTGCTCGCGAGGTTGTTAACTGATGATAAGATCTTACCACCGAAAGAGTTTTGAACTCGATCTGCGAAGCTGTTAGCCTTGTTGGTCAAGTTGGTAAACATACTAGACCATGAAGAGTTGATCGGGTTCAATACCTTTTGACCAAGTGCGCTCGTAAGATTGCCAGCCACGGACTGAATACGAGCTTCGAGCCGGGCCATAGAGTCCCCAATCGCCCCGAAGGCCGTCTTATACGATCCAGACATATTATTAGCCGAATTAGTAAAGACCGAGCCGATACTGTGGACTTTTGAGCTGATCCGGCTTGCCATAGAGTCAACGCTGTTTGCCATCTCAGCGAACGCGCTTTTTGGCGATTTGATCGCTTTTGAAATATCAAAGTCAAACGCTTTTTTAATTTTCGAATTAATACCGGCCCCAAGAGTTGAGACGTCATTTTTCATCGTTCCGAAGATTGATTTGATATCAGCCGAAACGCGAGTAAATGCTTTCCTTATGGGGTCCGGTATTTTTGCGCCAATGTTAGAAGAGATACGTTGTAGCTCTCCGAGGGCGATTTTGAATCCGCCGGTCAATCCTTGGCCGATCTTGGATCCGATATTTTGGTTACTGTTTGCAAGCCGGTTCATTAATTCCCTGACTTCACGAATCATCTGATTTGCGCTTTTAGACGCTTCCTGTGCCGCGTTTTGAAATGCTTTACGCGTCGAACTCACGACGTCGCTCATCGCTTTTTCATACCCGGTTAAGTCCGCGCCGATAATCGCTTCTATCGATCCATCAAAAGCCATCGCCCCACCTCCTATCTATCTATTTCTGAAATGGTCATTAAGACGCTCGATCTTCTCGAGCATACCCTTTGAGTCCCCGCGCTCTTCGCGTTGTCTGAATAGACGTCGGACCTTTTCACGGTCTTTTTTCTTGCTCAACTTGCCAAAGTCCGCTTTTTTAGCGTTCAATGTATAGCGTAAGTTAAAAGCAAGCTCGACGAGGTTTTCCCTCTCTTCGATCGCTCGATAATAAAGGCCCTCGCGAATCGCGTCGAGCTCGTTTTTTGTACATGAAAAAATAATATTCGGGTCAGTTAGACCCAAGCGCGCACACTCTATTAAGAGATTGCGTTTCTCAAGCGCCCAATTTGCGCCTCTGTCTGTTCGATCTGAAGTTCCGCTTGCGCTTTGTCCTCCGCTGTTTCGGCTTTGGCTTTGAGATACTTCAATCCCAGCTCGAGATTTTCTAAGTATTTCGAAACTTTCTCTTTGAAAAAACCAGATTCCACCATCTCTTCTTCTAGTGCTTCAAAAAGTGGCTCTGTGCTTTCTGCTCCGAGATCTTCCATCTTGTCCGCGATTGCTTTGATCGCTTCTTCATCACTTACGGCTTTTGCTTTTTTGCTCGCGCATAACTTGATAAGATCCACAAGGGCTGAATCGTTACGATCCACGACACGAAGGAATAGAGCACCGACACCATCTTCATTTCGTGAACCGTCTGGGGCTTGAGATCCCAAGTCACGATTGACCTTGTACATGGTCATATAATCAAATTTGATTTCGATTGAACGGCTTCCGACTGTAAATTCCATTTAAAAACTCCTTTTTTGTCAAAAAAATAAAAGCAAAAGGGCTTCCGAGGCCCCTTTGCTTGAAAAATTAGCGTGTGATATTGTTGTAATCGCCTGTTGTTTCGCCCGGGTTTTGATACTCGTAAACGTCGTTTAACATTGCGATTTCGTCCGCTGAAAGTGGGAACTTACCATCGCGCAAGCGTCCAACGATACCGACTGTATAGTTCAATTCAACGAATCCATCGATCGCGTCTGTGAACTCGACGTCGTCTGTGATCTTACCGTAACCGAATTGAGCTGGGTAAGTGTCCTTACCAGTAGAAGTCTCTTTGACGCTATCATCAACGATAACACGCCAGATCTTCAAAGATTCACCGGTTTTTTGTGCGTCAAGCACGGTTTGAACAGATGGATCTTTAGGCGCGAAATATTGAGTCAACTCAATAGAGTGTTCATCTGTTGCTTTTTCAAGCAAGCGCCCTTGTTGAGTTTGTTCGTCAATGTATTCGCCACCCATGGTAGTTGTACCGTCTGTACGGTAAGCTGGAAGCATAGCTCCGTTACCCTTTTCGGCGTGGATTGATTGGATAAAGTAAAATACTTTTTTACCTACGATCGGCTTTGCGATCGTAATTTTAATTTTTGCTTTTTCTTCTTCTGCACCCATGTATTAAATGCTCCTTTTAAAAAATTGTGTCTGTTAATGCAATGACAATATGATAGACTTCACGGCCTATCGTATCGTCTAAGAGTACGCTCGCGTTTACGTTGCGATTGTGGCCGATCCTGCGAAGGGCCTCAGATTTGACTTTCTCGACCCCGGCTCGGCTTTCCGTGCCCGGTAAGAAAATGTCAATTTGTACGCTCATATCCTCAATAATAAGCCCCGTTTGAGCTGTTTTTGACGTGTCCGAGCTAGATTGCCCGATCACCAGAAACGGCTCGAGTGTGTCTTGTTTTGGTAACTTAAATTTGATCGGAATATTGAGCGGTTTTAGCTTTTCGCGTAAATCTGCGAGCATTTTAACCGAAGGCGTTTCGTTTGCCATGAATCACCTCCTAAACATTTTACGAAGGTTCTTAAATAACACTTCGCTTTCTTCCTTAACGGCTGGACCAAGGAACGGCTGGGCCTTCATCTTCCGAGTTCCAAGCTCCACATAGACCGAATAGCCTGCGGGCGACGTTACTTTGTACCGTAACATACCCACCCGAGCGACAAAGATCCCGTTTCGCATGAAGCCGGTATCGACTGCTGCTTTCATCTTGGCTTTTCGTTCCACACGCAAGGCCGATCGTTGCAATTCTGCCGATACAGCCCGACGCGCTTCCCGTGGCTTGTTTTGGACCTTTCGCATAAACTTGTCCAGCCCTTTTACAGTATAAGAAAAACTCATAAGTAAATAACCGTGCTATTATGATGATATTTCTTGCCCTTGATCTTGAGGCGCTGGCCATTGTAAATCACTTCCGAGAAGCCCTTATACGTGCCCTGTAAGTGCAACTTGAACGAATCAAAATCATACTTACCATAGAGCCCCATCATCTCATAGTTAGATAATGAATTTCGCATACAAGGGACCGGAAAACTCTTTTTCGTTTCCGTGTTCTCGAGCAATTCGTCCTCTGGCTCTTCCTCAAAGATCAAGGTTACGCGTTCGTTATAGATCATACACGCGCCCCCTTTAAATGAATCGAGCGATTCCGCGGGCGTTGTGCTTGACCGCAAGGCCTTTCAATACGGCCTTATGCTCATCTGTTAGATAGCTAGACTCCCAAGTGAAGCTCCGGCCTTCCTCGCTGTCCGCTGTCGCGCCTTCCGAGTTTAGACGGTTGAAGCGACTGACGGCAACGTCTCGAAGGATATAAGCCACGCTACCGGGCAATTCCTCAAGTGCTGTGTCCGAGAATTGATTGACGTAAGCGATCATACGCTCGAAGCTATCCCGTACAATAAGGGTCAAAAGATCGTCTTGTTCTTGGTCAGCTTTGGGAATACCTTTCAGCAAGCGAAGCTCTTCCGTTACTTGATCGATATTGATTGCTGTCATCGCTCAAACCTCCTAAAACTAGGCTGCTACCGCTGACGCTGGTTCGATTGTAGCTTCTACCACACCGTCCGGAATTTCAGCAAAGAGAACGTTAGCGCCAAAGAATACTGACTCGAAAGTCAAATTATTCAAGTGACGATCACGCGCCACACCGATAAGACCTGTTTCGTCTGTGAAGTCCGCAAACAATCCACCAAGATCACCACCAGCGACGTTTAAATAAGCGAAAACAAGGTTTTCAACCGCTGTGGTATAGATCTTGCCTTGTGGGCATGAAGGCATAACGATAACGTTTTGCATACCGAGGAAGTTTTGGAGAAGTGTGAACCCGAACACGTTTGAAGCGTCAGACGCTACCGCTGTGTTTCCAAGGTATTCTGCCACATCAAGTGGGTTAACGAAAGATACAAGTGGAGATCCTTCGAACTCGTTGAAAGTGGTCAATTTGCCCCAGCTGTTCGCAAGAGCTTGTTGAAGGCTTTTTCCTTTGACTTTAGTTTTAGTCTTTTTGAGGTAAGCAAGGAAGTTTTCCTTGATTCCGTTTTGAATTTCACGGAGTAAGCGTGTATCTGCCTCTGTGATAGCGCGTGACGCACCGTGACGTGCGATCGCTTCCGCTGATACAGCACGGCGTTTCTTGAACCATTCTACGGTGTATTCTTGGTCCTTTGCGCGTGTCATTTTAGAGAGCGGAATTGTTTCACCTTCAGCGGTTTTAGTTGTGTCAACATCCGCTGTCCATTTGTAAGTTTGGATCTTGAGGTCATTTGTCAATTCTTGACGGCGAGTTACCCCCAAAAGACGGAGCAAGTCGTTAATGTTTTTAGAAAATTTATTGACAAAATCAATGGACTTAATTTCGCCAAGATCTGTCATGGTTGTAAGTTTGTTTTCAGCCATATTTTAATAGCCCTTTCTAGTTTTTAAATAGTCCAATGTTTGCAGCGATCATCGCTTGACGTTCTTCGTCGTTCTCAATAGCCATGATCTCCGCTTTCGTCATAGATACTGGGCCCGTACCCTTGCGAGGGGCTTTCTGTGTCAAGCGTTCATCGACGCGCGCTTCTACTGCCTTATCAAAGATTTGTCGCAAAGTGCCGATCTTCTCTTTTGTGGCTTCGGCTGTCTCATCGATCACAAAATCGATAAACTCGCCCGGAAGTCCTTCTTCGCTCAATAGCGTTTGAGTGGCCACGCGCATTTCTTTAATTGCAAGAGCTCGCTCGCGTTCTTCGATCGCTTGGATCCGTTTCGCTTCCTCTTCTTTCGCGCGTTCGTCTTTGGTCAGCTTCGCGAGGCGTTCGCCTTCGCTTTTGGCCTTTTCGATTGCTTCGGCTTGCTCTGCTTCCCAGCTGGCGCGTGCTTTGGCAACTTCGGCTGCGATTGCTTTTCCAAACTCGGCGCGTGTAAAGGTACGTTCTGCCTTTTCCTGCTTGGTTTCGACTTGTTCTTCTTGAGTGACGTCTTGCTCAATAGCTTCAGTCTCAACTGCTTGTGTATTTTCTGACATAATTTTCCTCCGACGGTTACGCCGTCAATCGATTGTTCTCGCTTTACGCCCGGCGGCGAAACAATGCAGCTTTTAAAGTCCTCCGCATAGTCTGGACAATAAAAAATAGCGGTCTATTCCCGCTTGTCAAGATACCGGATCACCTCCGATCACTCGTTCTTGTCACCTCGTGACTGTTTAATACTCTTTATGATACCTTCGATCATTCCAGCGAGTACGGCCCAACCTACCACGACCAGAAAGGCAAAGCAGAAAAGGCCTGCTGTGTAAGATACCATATCCCAGATATTAATCACCCGATCCCTCCTCTCCAATTTCTCCCGCGTCCGGCATGATCGTAGACCGGCAATTATAATGAAACGGGGGCATATTCACCCCGACTTGCGCGTCCTCGAGCTTGTATAGCTTATCCTCTTGCGCGATTCGCCGGCAAATTTGAGTTGTCCGATCGTCTAGCACGACCAAGATCCGATAGTATTCAAGCCCGGCTTTCTGATACCGCTTGATAGTGGCCCGATTTATGACGGCCGTCGCGTCGGTCCTTACCAACGTTTCAGCTCGGGACCGTGCCACGTTGAACTCTTTTCGAATTTCGCGGGCCATATCTTGCGGGCTGTCTCCACGTATGAAGCCTTGTTTGAATACTTCTTTCAGCTTTTGTGCGAGGCTGTCGGTATTGCCCCAAAGTTGCTCGGAATAATTCCGGCCGTTGAACGGCGTTTTGATAATCTCTTCAAACGCTGGACGATTGACCGCGCCTGTACGGCCTCCCATAGCCTTTCTGTACGCGTATTCTGCGACGTTGAATAAATACCTTTCGAAGCTCTTATGAAGCGCTCCTGTGAGCACTCCGAGCCTGTGGATAGCTTCCAACTGCAAAGCCTCAATTCTGATCGCTCGAGCTGACGCGTATTGTTGGTTCAATCGCTTCAATAGCTCTGGATCCTTTTCGGCCTGTTCGCGGTATAACGTCGCATTGTCCACATAATCGCTCAGATCCTCACCCCGAAGGCGCTTCGTTGCGTCTTGGTAAGTAAGTTCGTGATCTTCAGCGTACTTTGTGTAAAAGTCAAACAACGACTTTTGTAACCTCACCGCCTCGTTGCGGTAAGTTTTTTCCAATTCAGCGAAAAAATCTATGTCTTTTCGGTCAACGTATTCGAATATCTCCCGGGCGCGTGCTTCCCAGTATTCATCATGGGTGCTTATCTTCGGTTTCTTCATTCGTTGCTACCTCGCCGGCTTGTGGCTCGATTCGTGGGAGCATTTCAAGCGCTTTTTCCGTCTCTTCTTTCATACGTTTTAGCTCTGCTTCTGCGTTGACTCCGGTCACTTGCTCAAGGATCTCGACGATCGTTTGTTCACTCACCACGCCGTAAAGATTTTTTGCGATCGTGACCATTTCAGCGTCATTTTGTGGGAAGTTTGGCGTAAATACGACGTCCGTCTCATTGATAAGGTTGTAATTGTCGGAATCGTTGCCCTTGATCTTCCAGATATTAACGGCTAAACGCAAACGACGCATAAGACCTTTTTCAAACAAGAGTTCTTGCTTACCGCGGTAGTTATCCGCGGCCATCATCTTATATTTCATCGCTTCGCCCGATTGAATCCCTCCGAAGTTGTTATCGGTTGTGTCCGGCGTGAAGGTAAAGCGTAAAATATCGTTCACAAGCCGTTCCTTGTATGCTTCCGCTCCGGCTGTATCGTATGACTTAACAAGATAATTCGCGTTTGGACTCGATCCGCCCGGAATCGGGTTATCATCGAGGATCAAGATTTTCGCTTTTTTGAAGGATTGAGATACCGCAAGGCGTCCATTTGGATTGACGCGACCATCTTCCATGAAGTCTTTATCTTCTACGCCCGTGAACGGATTCCCCGAGATCACCAAAAGAGCCTCGTTACTGTCTTGCTGGAAGTTTGCAAGCTCCGACTGCGATAAGTCGTAAGCGTCAATAGAGTCGAGCACGGCTTCGAACGCCCCCGTCCGGTCCGTATTGTTGCTAAACTCGTTTACTGGTACGCCATTAAAGAAATGCTCGCTTGTATCTTTGAGATGAAGCGTATCTGTCTCTTGGTTATCGTCCACATACTCGTAAATAGCGTTGCTGGTATAGACCTTAACAAAATCGCGTTTGTGTCCGTTTCCGTAACTGATAGAGTAGTAGTTGATAGCCATCAACGAACGTTGCTCGTAGCTATCGTCATAAATGACAAAAGTTTGTTCTGGATCCATACGATAGAGTTTGACCCAAACCGAACCGTCTTCGTCTCGGTACGCGTTCAAAAGCTCGTAAGCACGGCCATAGATCGCAAGATCTGTCTTGATCGCGACGTTGTGGTCCTTTTCGTTATTTTGTTTTGAAAACTGGTCAATCTGTTTCTGAATTTCCGCGTTCTCGTTTTTGTATTCGACCGGGTTCCCCAGCATATAGCCTTGTTCAAAGACTGCGATATACTTCGCCCAGTCACTCGCGATTCGATTATCTGCGCTGTATGGATCGCTTTTGTCCTCGCGGTACTTGATATTATTATCAGCAAGATAATAACGTTTGAGCTCTTTCAAACGGTCCAATTGCTCGGATCTGTGCGTCCCGATATAGTTTTTTAGGCGTTCGATCCATTTCTGACCCTCGTATTCGATCGTTTCAAAATCTTCGGTCGTCATAATGAATTGACGATTCGCGTTCTCGTCAAAACGCCGTCCTTTCAAAAATTTCAATTTCTCTTATTCCTCCCTTTAGAAATAATATTGCGCGCTTTGCATACGCTCTTTTACTGTGCTGCTTGTATCGTAGACGTGCTGTGAATAGATCGCATACCTTACCGCGTCTAATACGTCGTCATGCTCTTTCAGCGGTTCGCCTGTGCGCTCGTTCCAGACGTATTGATATATCTCGTCTTTGAACTTCCGGACCTTATTTGAAACGACAAAAAAACGGCCACCCTTCATCAGTTTGGCCACTTCCTCAATTCCAGATAATACCGACTTATACGCATTGAAACACTTGAGTCGCTCGCGGTTAAACCGTCCGACGTGCTCGGGCCGTGCGCTATCAGCCCAGAAAAATATATCGCCATAACGCGCCTTGATATCTTTTGCAACGTCCACCCAAAAGTCAATCTCTTTGTACTGGTGCGCGTGTTCCTCGAGTATGTACACGTCTCCGGCCTCAGTCTGTCCAATAACAACGATCGAGCCCCAGTGCTCATACCCCCAGTCAACACCAGCGTAAATCTTGGCGAATTGCTCGGGCGCTTTTTTGACGTACATTTCCTCTTTGAAGTCACGATAGACCGCACCTTCACCGATTACCCATTTTCCATATATACCGCGCTCAGTAAACATACCGGAAGGCGTTGTCGCGATCAAGTTATCAACGTACCGCTGATTTAAGAACGTGTTATCGAATATCGTAAAATGATTCGCGATGATCTTTTCATCGTCTGCTTTATCGATATAATCGACTTTTAACCAGTGCTTCGGGTGGTCCGGGTTGGTATCGCATATTATACGCGCGCCGTAACCGGAGCAACGTTTTAAGATCTCGTCAAAAACCTCTTTATTCGCGAGTGTGGCCTCGTTTACGTATGCTCCGAAGGCTGTCATACCACGAATAGCTTTTAGGCCCGCTATGGACCCCGTAAACGTCGTAACGACGTATACGCCGAATAAGGTAAAGTTCCCATGTCTGTCAAACTGAAATTCGTGTCCGTAAGCGTCCGTGATTTCGCGCAAGATATTTGTTTGTAACGTCCCAGACGATACCGCACCTAAAATGTACATGGGCTTTTGAACCCCGACTTTAGCAGCATTTTTCTTGACGCGCTTCAGCTCCATTAAAAACAAATCATTGTCGAGCTTGGTTTTTCCAGCCCGTACTGCCCCGTGGTTTATCATCATGTACCAATCGCGAGCGATAGAGCGACGCAAGATCCCGATCTGTTTATCTGTGTATAATCGATCAAGAGCCATCTTTTATCACTCCTTCCAGCTTGTCGAAATAGTCGGACATGATATCTTCTGAAACGACATTGTCTTCCAGCTGCTGGGCCTTTTTCTGGTTCTCGAGCTGCTGAGCCTTTATTCGTTCTTTCTGCTCTTTCTTGTCGAGATTATCTTTTGTGCCCTCGTTGCCGTTCATCTTGGCTAAGAGCTCAATAGCTCGCATATCGCCTTTAAGGGCCTTTTGCAAAAGGACCGTCGCGATCGCCGTCTGGTTCGTCGCGTTTAGTCCCTTTTCCTCGAGCGCTTCTTTGAGCTGTGGGCTGAAAACGTCCATCGCCAAAATGTCATTGACTTTCTTTTTTAGGTCCGCTTTTTCTCGTCTGGCCTTACCCGAGGCGATACCGCCTTTTCTCTGAATTTTCCTCTGCTCTTCCTCTGTTCGTTCGTTAAACGGGATCAAGTTTTCTGTTCCATCTCTGGGCAATTCGTACCTCCTTTCAAACAAAAAAATCACAAGTGCCGTTACTTGTGATTTTCATTCTATATAGCAAAAGAGGGGAGTTGCTTTTTTTAATTTCTGCAAACGAAAAGCCCCAATTAAGGGGCCGGACGTAGAAGCCCGGATTCGAACCGGAATCTCCTCAATCAAGGCGTAATTCCTATATACGACTCTCTACGTTTTCTTGATATGATTATACCACTCTTTTTTGACCCTTTCAACAAGTTTTTTCTCTTTTGGCGTCAAATTAGTTGCCCTCTTTTTGCTTTTCTCAAATTCATCATGATTATAGCCATGATGGGCATGGGGACTTATCCCTCTATGCACATGATCCAAGTCGATTTGCTTGTTACGCTTATTTTCTTTATCAAAATAGATAATACTTTTAGGTGCGTTTTTATTCTTATCAATTAACGCGTAGACTCTACCTTTTGTCATTGTTTCCATCGGGGCTTTTTGTGAACCTTGCTCGTTTTGAGTAACAAATTTGATATTCCCCATTTTATGAACGGTTTTATATTCCGTCCCATATAGTTTACCTTTGTTACTTCTTCCGGAGCTTGCACCGCGTCCACCCATGGTCTCACCTCACTTTAATTCGTTGAGCATTTACAAAACCGCTATTAAAACCGTTACGTCTCGCGTTATGGTTCTCGTTGAAATATTCCGCCCAGCGCTTTTTCATTTTCCCACTCTGAATCTGTACCGCACTTTTTCCGTTTGGCTTGTATTCCTCAAAATATTTCTTTTGTCGCCAACTACTCCGCCTGCTTTGAAAACTCTCGCCTTGTGTCCGAGTGATCCGTTTATCTGATTTGTCATAATTAATCGTTTGTCTTGATCCTATTCGCTTCCATTGTTCGCGTCTCTCGTGATAGTTAGAAAACAATTTCTTCTTCAGTCTGATCTGGATCGGATTCAGCTTCGACTCTGTGCTTTGTGGCAACGTTCCAGCATTGCTCACGCCACCGCCACCGAGCCCGCCTTTTTTCGTTTTCTTGCCTTTACCACCCGAGCTTTTAGCTCCTCTTCCGCCCATGTTTCAACCTCTCTGTCGTTTCGTTTTCGAAATAGTGTACTTCGATATCTCCATAATCATATTCAACCGCGCCACCGTATACGATCAACCTTTTAGGCTTTAATAGCTCGATCATGACGTCCATTCCGTCACGCCATAATTCCATTTGATCGCTATTGTTTTTGACCCCGATTGTACTGATCGCAAGTGTAGCGCCCTCCGGCAACCCGTCAAAGCAAAAAGAAAAACTGTCCGAATACGCCCACGATACCGTGGGAATAACCGTAAAGCCATATCTTTGCATAAGCTGCCCAATCAACCTCGAGCGATACACGTTCCAAACTTGCATAGCGACCGGCATATCGATATATAAGCTAAAGTCTGGCGTGAGTACACAATCGAACTCGCCTAACTTCTTGATGTAATATTCCGGCCGTTGCCATATCCTCTCGAACTGATAATCATCAAGAAAGAAATGAACTCCTGCGCCGTGGTCCGGCTTGTTCAAAACGTAATTAAAGCCTTGCAAGCGTTCCGGAACGTGATCCTCTGGATCAAGAGCGGGCATTTCAAAACGCCCTTCAGTCTTTGCTGGATCGAATAAGTCCAGATTATATTGATTTATTGTTGTTTCTCTATGAAATTCTTTTTCTTCTTCCTCTTGCTCTTCTACTTCCAAGCTGAAATTTAAAATTTCATCTTCTGGCAAGTCAAAGCCAAAATCTACCATATCCACACTAAAGATCCCGTCCAGCTCGTCTCTTAACATTTCGATATCAAAGCCCGTATCCATGTTTAGCTTGTTATGTACCAAGATATAGGCTTTCTTTTGTTCCTCTGATAAATGAGACAAGCGAATGACTTCCGCTTCCGTGTACCCGAGCTGCTCGAGCGCTTGTAAACGTCCGTGGCCCTCAATAATGATATTGTTTTCGTCGATCGCGATCGGGTCATTATTCCCAAATTCTTGGATTGATTTTTTGATCTTGTCAATCTGCTCTTGCGGGTGTAACTTCGCGTTTCCCTCGTATTCCACCAGATCGGCTATTTTGACTTTTTCGATTTGCATTTTAAGCCACCAAAAAATAGACTCCCCAGAAAGGAATAGGGGGAGTCTGAAAAGAAAAGTATAGAGTATAGAATGTATGGCAAGGGGAAGAACTAAAAGAACCTTACCAAAAGCGGACGGGCGGAATCGAACCGCCGAAACGAAAAAATTTTTAAAAAATATAAGGAGACCCCACAAACTGGGAAAGTTTTTTTATGAAAAGTAAAACGTGCTGATGTAACTGTTGGCTTTTGTCCCGTCGTCCGCAATGAAGATCGTCGTTTCCTTCAATCTTCCGATAATACAATTTTATCACCTTTTTTCGTGCACTTTTCCCAAATTTCAGCGACTTTTTAAAAAAATACTTGTCACTTTCTTTTCGAGGCCTTCGAAGAACGGTTTGATAACGTTCCGATAGACCGAGTTTTTTGACATAAACAACTCGAGGGCCACGCCTTCGACATTTTTTGATCGTGTCACATATAAGCATTTGACCGCCTCCCAGATTGTTGGTTCACACTCGTTCGTGTACTCTTCTATCGCTTTTGCGAGCGTGTACAGTCGAATTAGTTCCGGATCGTTCTCTTTAAGGATTACGTTTTTTAAGGCTTCCGGCGTGTTACTTGCTGACTTGCTTTTGATAAACCAATTTTCGTCGAAATTTTGATAAGGGAAGCTGATCTCTTCGATTCGCTCTTTTATCTCTTTATCGAACGGGTAGCGTCGAAGCGCGTCTATAAGATAGCCATATCTTGTCTCAATTCGCAAGCGCTCCTCCTTTCTAGCCCCAACTGGGCTCTATACTTCTCTTTCGTACACGTCAAAAACTCCGACTTTCTGACTGTCACGATAGGCCAGTGCCTCTTCTTTGGTCTGAAATTCGATCTCTTCAAACTTGGTTGAATGATTGACGTCCCAGCGTGTGCGTTTTAGATATTTTCTAACGACATAAACTTTCATGCTATCCCCCGACGCCATTTTCATCGGCAATCTCTTGCAATTGTTGAGCCATACGCGAATTATAATCATTGTTCAATTTGTTTATAATCACGTCTTGCATGACATTTTTTTCTTCGATTTTCTCGAGCTCGTCCTTTTGTGTTTGGATTGTTCGTTGTAGCTCGCTGTTGCTCGTTTCTAACGTCCGGACCCGTGCGTTTAGATTGACGCATACAGCAATTAAGACAAAAAGGATAAACGCAAAATTCGCACGTATTAGCTTATCGTTATTCGTCATCTTCTCGCCCCTCTTTCCACATAGCCCAGCCGATCACCGCGAGACCACCCAGCCACGCAAGCGATAAGCCTCCGAAAATAAGTGTTAATAGATCCATTAGTTATCCCCCTGAAATAAATAACTTAACATTGTCAAGTAAAGCAATGTTTCCAGTGTATAAACAGATATCGAGAATAGAAACGGAATGACGCCAGCACCTAAGTTATAATCTAAAATTGCATAAGTAAGCCCGATAACGAACAAATAACCTAAACTTAACAGCAACCCCATAAGAATTTCATCGCGATGATTCTTAATGTATTTTTTGAATTTTGCCATCTATTCTGTTACCTCCGATTTCTTAACAAAGCCTTTTCGACGTTATGCAAGTCCACTGAAGAAGTCTGAATCACACGTGGAATCCGCGCGTCATGCGCTTTAAGACATATCTGGCCTTTTTCAAAATCCACATAAGCTACTTCTTCAATATCTATACATTCTTCAACCCAGCCGTATCTTGTGAATGCGTATATAAACACACTATCACTCATTCCGTTACCTCCAACAATTCTGGGTTTTGATATACATTACCGATAATTTCCTCATCCCCGGTCCACGCATACCCACTTAGCAATCCCTTTAGATATATAGCAGGCATGCCTCCAAAGAATGTGCCACCATATTCTTTTTCTAGGTATACTTCGTGAGGACATCCTCTTGTACATTTAATAATATCTCCGACAAAGACCTCCTTGCCATTCTTATCAAATAGGCCTGTGGATTGCATGATTGAATAAAAACCATCATCTGCACTTAACACTAAAAATAATTCACTAATTTCTTCGTAAGTATTAAATACTTCAATTTCTTTTGTTTCTGTATTCCACGCTCTAAATTTCGGAATCATCTTGCGCCTCCTTCTCAACTGTGATAGTAAAATCCCGACCGTTTATATTTAAAGGCAAAACTACTCCCTGTTTTGATCTGTTACCAAGTAAATCTAATACAATTTCTAAAACTTGCTTGCCTAGCACCATCTGTGTCTCAACATAGCCATTCTCTTCCATTTTACTCCACCTCCTCAACTTCAAACAACGGGCTATTAAATACTTCACTAAAGCCACCAGCTTCAAGCTCTTTCTTAGTGTGGTTTCCTCTTTGATGATCTACTTCATAGATCGAAGAGAAAAACCACTTTTTGTTTATCTTTTCAAAAATTAGATAGTCATTAAAGCACACTCCTTTAATTTTTACTGTATACCGCTTCTCTTTCTCGACCTCGTAGCCGTCAAGCCAAGCGTGGGCAAATTTATTACTTTCTTTTCTGCACCATCTAATACATTTTCTAACATCTCCTTCAAAAGTTTCACCAGCTAAGCTCTCAAACCCATTTGCTGGATCAAGACATCCGAATAATGTGAAATTTTGTTCCTTACAGTATTCAATCCAATCCGCCACAAATTGGGGTACTGTGACTTTCTGCGGTTCGTCTAGTTCAGAAGCAAGTTCTATTACCGCGTCTATCTCGATATATTTTGATTCGTTGCCAAAAAGATTTTTTAAGCCTTCTATTCGTTCAATCAACTCTTGCTTGTTCATCACTCCACCTCCTCGATCACAAAGAGCGGGTTTACAAACACATTCCCGAAGCCCCCTTTTTGCAGATTTTCTAGCGTGTGATACAAGCGAATATCGTCTAGGTTTTTCCCATTGCCAAAATACCAGTAACGTTGTACGCCATTCCATTTCAGATACTTACAGTCGTTTCCAATATTTTTTACTGTTACGATATATCGTTTTTCTTTCTCGATATGATAGCCATTCACCCAAGCGTCAGCAAAGATATTTTGCTGATTCTTTTCATCTTCACAAAACCACAAGTTCACTTCTATAGGTGCGTTTTCCAGTGCGAAGAGTAAAGTTTTGTTTCGGCCTCTCACGCAAGAGATCCAGTTTGCTACTGGCCGGGGAAGCGTGACTTTTTCTTTTGGTTCGTCTAGTTGTTCGATTTTTGCGATAATCTTATTTACATCAATTCCGTTTATAAACTTGTTTAAATCACCTTTCAAAGACTCACAATACTCAATCAATTCCTGATTATTCATTCGGCAAATCCTCCTCGACTTTAAATTCAATTTTGGCGAAGTGTTTAGGATTGATAGTAATCATTCTTTCTTCTGGTTCAAGTTGAATTAGTTGGAGATAGTCTATATTGCCTTGCGCAAGCCATTCTAGCATTTTTGCAATTTGTCCATAGCTTTCTCTCACCTTGATAGTGTCGTCTACGTATGGATTTTGTAACCTAATTTCCGTCATTCTTCCACCTCTTCTACTTCTACGAGTGGGCTATCTAAGAGCCACCCAATCCCTTTTAGATTTAACTCGTCGATCGTGAACGATTGTTTAAACGTCAACTTGTATCGTCTATCGTCCTCGAGCTCGATCATGTATGTTTTCGTCGTCTTGTTGAATCGCTTCGAATTGCAAAGCAAGCTCCGCAACGACTCGATCTTTCGGCCGGTTTGTTCCGCTATCTCTTCCATTGTGCCGAACGCGAGTAGCGTATCATTTTTATAATAAGCGAACGTCCGGACTTTCATTTCAGATCCCAATAGTTCCACGTCATCGATTCCGAAATAATCGCATATAGCCTCGATTCCTGTCCGATCGGGTACGCGATCGCCTCTTAACCAATAATCAATTGTGTTATAGGACCAGCCCAGCTTTCTTGATAGTTGGGCTTTCGTGACTCCTTTTTCGTCCATCAAGCGCCTAAGGTTCTTTTTCAACGCCTCGCGCTGCTTCAAGTCATATTTCACATATTCCATGGGCTCCGCTCCTCGATCGTGATCTGGTAATTTTTACCGTTGAGCGTGACTTTTGTCTCTCTAACGGTTCGCACTTGATCTCGGTTCATTCTTTCGATCATAGAAAAACAGATCTCACCCAGCTCTAACAATGTTTCATATTGTGAGCTTTTCTTTCGCTCCATCTCTTCCAAGACTTCATAGTACGTTTTTTCTTTCATGCTTTCGCTCCTTCCGCCTGTTTCTCGAGCCATTCAAACAAGAGCCCGAATTGCTTTACGACTAATTCGTCGTCATTGTACTTTTTGCAGATCTCTGCGATCGCGTCCACGGTCCAGAACCAATAGCGCTCAGAACCAAAACCAAGGCTTTGTGCCACTTGGTTATTTCGTGCCATAAAGTCTGGGAGTTCGACACTAAAGAAATGTATATAATTCATCGTCCCACTCCTCCACTCTGACATAGATCCCCACGACCTCAGACCAAAATTTCTCGGTGATCTCGCTTGCGACCTCTGCGTCGTCTTTCCAAAAGCCGAGCTTCGTCATACAGTCTTTAAACAACTTTTGAAGGTTGTCCGTGTCGGGCTTGGTCGTCTTATACTGGCCAGATCGTACTCCCTTTATCATAGGGAAGCACCATTTGACCGTGAGGCGTACTGGTCCTTTTAGCTTATCTGGTGGAACGTGACGCGCAAGTAAACTTTCAAATTTCGCCCGTGAGTTTTTTAGTTCTTCGGGCTCGTAAAAAATCGGCTTGCCATTCCGTACATTTACTTTTTTCTGTTGGTGCGTTGTCGTCGGAATTTTTTCCATCGGCAAAAAGAACTCAATCATAAGGAATCCTTTCTACTTTCTTCTAATATTCCAAGAGCTCTGCTTATTTTGCCTAAAATACTTGCATAAGATAAAGCAACTTCGATAGGTTCGTTTTGGTTACTCAAGAAAATCTTAGCAGAACTTGTGTCTATCTTTTCAACCATAATTATATGATTGACATTTATATATTTTCCTTGTACTGCAATAAACATTTTTATTTTACCTTTCTTTTTTATTTTATTTTTCGCGCTTAGTCCATGACCCTTGTATATGACAGGGTGCGTTTTAAGCAACCCTGTCTATACAGGTATGGACATGATGGACGACAGGACATTATCTATATATATAATATATAGGTGGCTGTCCGGGACACGACCACGTTTTTATGGTCTTGTCTGTCCTTTTAGGACAAAGACACAACCATAATTTTATGGTGCTGTCTTATTCGGACACGACCACGTTTTTATGGTCTTGTCCTTTTTCTTTTATCAAATTTGAGTTCTTATCGAACCAATATTTTTTAGATGAATTTAATCTGCGAGTAACTGTTTTTACAGAAATTCCTAAATATTCAGCTACCTCTTCTTTCGATGGCGGCTCGCCAAAATTCGCATTTTCTATCGCTTCGTCAAACTCTATGAGTTTTTGTTTTTTGTCTTCCTTTGCATTTTTTTTGCGAGTTTCTTTAGCTTTCAGCCAACCCGGTTTATCATCTTCCAGCTGAATATCGGCAAGAACCCCCGAATCGTCCAAAAAATGTACTGGATAGCTAAACCACATATTGATAGGCTTGAACTTGGCGAACTCCCGAAGCGTTCCTTCCACGCGCCACGCTGTCGAAATTTCGATCGCTCGACGGGCTTGTTCGATTTTATCTGTCCAAGGCTTACGATCGAGCACGTTTGGAATCGCTTGTTCGAAGTGTGTCCGCATAATCGCGGGACTTTGGAGATCGTCGAGGCTTACTTCCTCTTGGTAATATCCAAGGTTACACGTCTGTAACGCCTCTTTGTATATCCGTGTAGCTGTATGGTTGATCCGCTGAGTAAGCAACTCTTCCGTGACGTCCAACTCTACCAAGTCGATCAACGCGTCCGGATCTCGAGCGAATACGCCCGAACCACTGGCCCGGTCCATTGATTTCTTGCCCCCTTGAGCACCTTTTGAGTGGTGGTGGCAATAGATCACCGAGCAGCCGAGCTCTGTCGCTACTTTGTCAAACTGATTCGTAAAGTGCGCCATCTGATCCGCGCTGTTTTCGTCACCCGTCAAGACTTTATAGATCGGGTCAATAATGACGGCTATATAGTTCTTTTTGAGCGATCGGCGGATCAGCTTCGGCGCTAGTTTGTCCATAGGGACTGTTTTTCCGCGCAAGTTCCAGATATCAATATTTTGTAAATTGTTCGGTTGAAGCCCCATTGCTTCGTACACGTCGCGGAAACGGTGCAAACATGACGCGCGATCCAATTCAAGATTGACGTATAGGACCTTACCTTGCGTACACTTCCATTCAAGCCATTTCTTGCCCTCTGCGATTGCGATTGACATTTCGATCAAGCTGAAAGACTTCCCGGCTTTTGACGGCCCAGCGATTAGCATTTTGTGCCCTTGGCGAAGGACGCCTTCGATCAGCTCGGGTGCGAGCTCTGGGAGGTTGTCCCAGCTATCGCCCAGCCCTTCCGGATCTGGAAGGTCGTCGTTTAAATCCTCAATATATTGGTACCATTCTTCCCAATTGCGTTTTCCGATATTGGTATCAACGAGGAATTGTTTCTGGCCGTTCCGTTCAAAACCGGGCATACGGGACAAGCGCGACGGGTTGCGGTTTTGCGTGTCGACTGAGATCCCGTTCTTTTGGCATATCTTATATAAATAGTCAACGCGCTTTCGGTATTCGTCATAGTTGCCCGCGTCCACTTTCACGATAGCGTGTAAGGACTTGTTCCCACTATAGACAAGGGCCACGATCGGCAATTCAAGCTCTTTATAGATTGCGTTTTGTTTCTCAACGCTCATGCTATCCGATTCGACGAGTGCGTACCGATAATCAGTTACGTTCTCGTTTTTGGCGCCCTTGCCGTCAAGCGGATTGAATCGAATCCACGCGCCGGCTTCCTTGTGATAGTCCCCGAGGACGGCCCCAATATCGCCGTTACACTTGGAAAGCTGCTCGATCAGTTGCCCCGCGGTTCGGTCATACGCTCCCTTTGTCGGAAGCCATTTCTCTATTTCGCCTGTTTCATCGTTTACTTTTGGATAGCTTTCCGTAACATAGCCGACATTTTCGGACGATTCAAACAAGGCCTCGAGGTATTTAATAATCTCTTGTACTGGGTTCCAAACTGTAGGCTCGTGGATCTCTTTCCCCTCGATCCAGTTCTTATCAATTACGCGATAGTCCCGATCAATTGTGTCGTTCCAGTCGAGCTCGTGAGCTCCCTCGCTATCGCTTGAGTACGGGTTCACCCACCCGTGATCTTTTGCTAGCTGGACAATCGTCCCGCCTGTCACAATCGAGCCTGCTTCTTCGTTGAAGGTGTCCCACTTCTTGAAACACTCAAATTTACGATACCGGGCCGGATCGCGCAAGGACCAATTATCCCAGTCGGAGGCCGTGTACCCTTCGTGTTTTAAGGCAAAGCCGACGTTTATCCATTCTTGATAAGATAAAATCGAGGGGTCTATATAGTCCAGTAATGGTAATAAGTCAAATTCTCGTTCCACTAGTCCCCTCCTTTCCATTTCTTGTACACTTTCGTAAAAATTTCTTTTACGAGTTCTTGTGGTATGTTTGAGCGTTCGTTATATGACGTCGAGAAATCTTGCCAAGTAACCTCTGGCTTATTCGCTTCGTTGTTAAGTTGTAAATCTAGGTTACTGGCAAATTTCGTCGGTTTTTGAATCGGGTAGCCGTAATTGTTATAACGAGTCGGATTTTTAAACGGTAATTCAAAGCCTATGACTTCCTCAATATATCGCCATATTCTCCCACTAGCCGGGTTTTCAATAATGAAAAACTCTGGCTCGTATCGTTTAATAATCTCGATCGTGTTAAATACACATAACTCCCCATTGACTCTCTTCATAAATTGTCGATCGTACTTGTAATTGTTGTACGCTTGCTCATAATCGCTATTGCTTCGGATCGTGAACGGGCTCGACTCCCTTTGTGGTTCAAAAAGACTGTCTGATAGATCCTCTTTTTTCCAGCAAGCGTTACCGTTAGGAATTGAGCTCGCATTGCTCCAGCTCTCACAAGGAGGGCTCGCAATTATTAAGTCGGGTTTTGGCAACTTATCAAGCGTATCGAATAAGGTATTATCTCCAAATAATCGACTATAATCGGCAAGGTTTAAATTTATGAAATGATTATTCTTGCGCTCGATATCGATTCCTATAGGATATATTTCAATATCACATAAACCCTTATCGTTTAAATCCTTAACGCCTTTTGTGTAACTCCCATTCCCACTATCAAAAAGGGCCTGAACGATCATTTTTTTCAATTAGTTCTCCTTTTTGGCCATTCCAGCGACCCCGAGGCTCAATCCCAAAAGTCCGATAAGGCTGATCGCAATTCCGAAATCTGATCCCGTGTTAGGGAGTGTAGCTGGTGCGCTGTACGCTTCGACTGTTTCTTCAGACTCGTTTCGCGTGTTTTGCGCGTGATTTTCCACGCGATTAGTGATTTTCACTTCTTCGACTTTTGGTTGTTCTTTTGGCGCTGGTGTGTTTGGCTTGTCAGTTGTTTCGTTTGGTGTGTTTGGTTTGTCTTTTTTAGGCTCTGGAATATCGATCACTAGTTCCGGTTTATCCAAGACGGGTGCCGGTGGAAGTAGCGGAATATCTTCAATATTGATCTCTGGTTTTTCCAAGATCGGAGCGTCAAACGGTACGACTCCGCCTTTCCACTTGGGCTTATCAAGTTGTGGCGCGTCAAACGGTGTTGTACCGCCTGTCCATTCTGGCTTATCTAAAACCGGAGCCGGAGGCATAAGCGGAATATCGTTTAAATCGATTGATGGTTTTTCATATTTTGGTGCGTCATTTGGAATTTCCCAGACTGGTTTATTTTCTCCGGACGCGTCGCCACGGCCACCCACAAGTTGAACGTAGCTATAAGAAACGGCGCCCGAATCTTCGGCTTTAAGTTCAACTTTATTTGTTGGGTTTACGCTATCTTTAACCGCGCTTGTTAGTTTAGTCTTATAGTTTAAATAGATCATACGATCAAGACGATCCATCTTGATCTCGAAGCCGTGATCTGACTTACTAATTGACTTGACAAGATCCATTGCGGAGCCTTTGTCGATCCACGGATCCACGCTCTCAATATTCTTGATTTCAAAATAGTTATCAATTAGCTTTTGGTTTTCGCTCATTTCGTCGATGATTTTCACATAATTTAGGACTTTTCGCGCATAATTGACGCGTACAGTCCAGTTGATAACTGTCGGATCGTTTTCGTCTTGGCTTCCCCACTTGGACAAGAGTTCATCGCTTCCGATCTCTTGTTCTTTGCCGATTGTTGCATTTACGATTGTGCCGTTAAAGTTCGCACTTACGGGCTGCCCACTTTGGACCTTGTCAGTCCATTTTGCGTCGAGCTTGAGGCTCATTTGCTTGTTTAGTGGGTGGTTTTTGAAGTAGTCGTTAAATACGGTTGTTACTGTCCCGGCTTGGCTGTCTGCGGTTGCTTGACCAACGACGGCATTTTCTGGATTGTGTACGTCAAACGTGAAGCTAGTTTGAAATGCTACTTCTTTAGGAAGCGTGAACGTTACCTTATCGCCTTCGTTGATCTCGAGATCGTCGGGGAAGTGGACGTTCTTATATTCCACGCTGAAGGGTTGATACTTCCCTGTACCGTTTGACTGATCGACAACGACTTCCGGGTTTTTGACTTCGATCACATTCCCGCTCTTTTCAAAACTTGTTGAAAGTCCTTCTCGTTCGTTATTCTTAGCTTCAGCGCTTCCTGCTCCCGCGTCATTGTTAGAATCTGCTGGTTGAGTTGTTTCCGTTGCTGGAATAGCTGATTCAGTTCCGCTTGCTGTTTCGCTTTGATTTGCTGCAATTGTTGTAGTCTCTGGCGTGATTCCTCGATCAGACTCATCGGCATTTACTCCCTTAATCCCTAGTGTAGCTGTTGCAATAGTTGCGACTGTTAAAAGTGTTAATTTGTTAGTTTTCATTGTTTTTTCTCCTTTTTTTAGTTTGGCAAGTATTCGCTCGCTCTGACTCCGTGTGGTATTCTCCACCCGTTCGCTGCGATACGGTCAATCATATTTCTCGCGCTTTCGAAGTTCCACATTCCGACGTTTCGGAAGCCTCGACTTTCGAGGAAGCGAATTTGTTTTGGCGTTGAAAGTCCTTCGTTTCTGCGCTTATTCAAGCGGTCAAGTAAGAGATTTGCCTTTCCGGCGTTGCCCACTTCATCGGTAAAAATACCGTACTTCTCAAGGGCTTTGAGTTGCTTTTCAGACGGCGGGGCCATTTCATAGCCAAAAGTAGGGACATAGCTTGATAGATCTTCCGCATGGATTGACATTTCGAATTGGAGCGGATCGACGAGCTTCCTCTTACGTTTCCGCATTTCTGCGAGTTGTTTCGCAAGTGCTTCTTCACGTTCTGCGACAACGTCTTCCGCGCTCTTAACTTCCATCTGCTCAAGGTCAATCACGACGCCCGTTTCTTCTTCCATGTTTTCGACCATCTTCTTTGTGACTTCCGGGCTCTCGCTTATCAAGTGAGCCGGGCGACATAGCTCATGCCGTTCCGTGTGCCATAAGAAATCGAGAAGAAGGAGCTCTTCTTTTCCCGGGAAGAGACGCGTTCCACGTCCCACCATTTGCGAATAGAGCGCTCGGACTTTTGTCGGACGTAACACGACCACACAATCAACGGACGGGCAATCCCACCCTTCAGTTAGTAGCATTGAATTGCATAGAACGTTATATCGGCCCTTTTCAAAGTCCTCGAGCACTTCGGCCCGATCTTTCGATTCGCCGTTTACTTCCGCTGCCTTAAATCCTCGCTCGTTTAAGATATCGCGGAATTTTTGGCTTGTCTTCACAAGCGGAAGAAAGACGACTGTTTTTTTGTCCTTGCAATACTTGGCCATTTCGTCCGCGATCTGTACGAGATACGGATCGAGTGCCGTTCCGACGTCGCTCGCTTTAAAATCTCCCGCGGACATTGAAACGCTTGAAAGATCGAGATTAATCGGAATCGTTAAAGCCTTAATCTTTGATAGATAGCCCTCTTTAATAGCCTGTACGAGCGAGTATTCATAGGCCAAGCTGTCAAAGTACGATCCGAGGTTCTTCATATCTCCCCGGTCTGGCGTGGCCGTCACTCCCAAAACTTCCGAGTCTTTGAAATAGCCCAGCACTTTTTGATATCCGTCAGATATAGCATGGTGCGCCTCATCGACTACGATCACGTCGAACCAATCGGGCGGGAATTGACTTAAACGTTTCTCCCGTTGCATAGTTTGGACAGATCCCACGACAACGCGATACCAAGAGCCTATTGACGTGCTTTCGGCCTTTTCTAGCGCCGTACCGAGGCCCGTTGCTGTCTTTAGCTTGTCGCTTGCTTGATCCAATAACTCGGATCTGTGAGCGAGCACTAACACGCGTTTCCCTTTTCTAACTTGATCTTCGATAATTTTTGAAAAGACGACCGTTTTCCCCGTCCCAGTCGGAAGGACCAGAAGAGTACGTTTCCGCCCTTCTGCCCATTCCTTCTGAACGGCTTCCCGTGCTTCTTGTTGGTAGGGTCTTAACTCCATACTTTAGAACCTCCTATATTAGAACGGCCCTCCTGTGAAGCCTCCCTGTGCCGGTTGTTGTGGTTGTTGATACTGTGGCGCTGGTTGTTGGTACGCTGGGGCTTGTTGTCCCGGTTGCGCGTTTAATACTTTTGTATAGTCCACGTCCTCCGCGTAAATCATGCCTTTTACTTCGTTGTACTTGTTCCCGTTGTATTCGCGAGATCCAACCTTACAAACTCCGACTTTCCCGATGATCGCGTTCCAATCCATACGAAGGGGCTCGCCTTTGCGTTTTTGTCCAATCGCACCAAAGAACGCTGATAACATTCCCTCGGTTGAGCTGTGTAAGAAGAGATTGTGACGCAATTCTGTTTCACCTTCATTCGCTACGATAGTAAGGTGTACTGTCGCTTTAGGACAAGCTGGCAACTTGCCGGGGTTTTGAGGGTTCGGCGTGTGACGTCCGCGCTCGTACTCTTTAACTGTGAACCAGTATAGACCGTCTGGTAGAAGGACAAATTCTGAGTCCTTTTGGATTGTGTCGTCCCAGCCAAATTCGCGATCAAAGTTGTTGTTATATTGTTGTTGTGTCATGATGAAATTTCTCCTTTTTTATAAGTTGTTAGTATTAAATGGTAATTCCGGGTCTTTCCGGACTTGGTTTTGAATGACGTCGAGTGTAGCGTCCCAATTTGCGACGATCATATCCCAGTAATTGCTCGGGAAGTTTTCGATCGGTGTTCCCATCGGGAAGTGTCCGCGGATATACGCGACCTCTTGCAATTCATTTTCGGTTACGTTGTTCGGCGCCATTAAGTCGATCAATGCTTGTGGCAAGAGTCCAACTTGTGGAGCCCGTCCCATCTCTTGAGCCACCTCTTGAGCGACCTCTTGCAATTGCTCGTTAATGTTTTGCTTTGGTTGTTCTGCTGCCGGCTGTGGCTGTGGTTTTGGCTCTGGTTGTGGAGCTGGCGCCGGTTGTTCGGTCTGTGCTTGTGCCGGTGCGTTGAAGATATGGGCCACGCTCTCAAACGTAAATGGTAGCTGATCTGGTAAGCCGTGACGGTTTTTCGCGTCCCATGCTGGCCGGTGGTTCGTGTACATGACACGTTCGCCCCCTTGGGCCTTTTTCTTGCCCGTGTCTGTCGTCATGACGATTGTCTTATAATTCGCAAAGAGCACCATATCGGCCCACTCCTTAACGAGCGGAGCTGTTTTTGAGCTGGTCTTTTGTCCGAGCTTTAATTCGTATCGGTCATAAGATCCCATCTCGTCCGGCTGCTCGAATTTTTTGATTTGTGCGTGAGCTGTCAAAATGACGTTGATCCCGTTGTCCACAAGCTCTGACAAGCTATTCAATAGACGCCCGATCTCTTCTTGGACGTATGTATAGCCCTTGCCCCAGCCGAAATCTTCGATCCCGTTTTTCTGGTGCTGTGCGCAAACATAATCGACCGCGAGTTGTTCGGCCCAGTCGATCGTATCGATGACTAGCGTCTTACACGCGTCCGGGTTTGCCTTAATAAAGGCGATCTCATTCTTGAGCATAACCCAGCTTGTGGGCTTGTCCATTCTGGCCACGTCCATATTATCGGTTGACCCTTCCGTATCGATGAATACCGGATCCGGAAATTGACTCGCAAAGCTAGACTTTCCGATCCCTTCCGGGCCATAGATCACGACTTTCTGAGCCCGTGCCTTCCTTCCTCTTGTGATTTGCATTCTTTAGTCCTCCTCGTCGTCCTTATCGTCCTCGTCGTCGTTTACCTCTAAAAGCCCACGAAGAAGGTTTTCTAGGCCTTTGCGTTTTGCTTTTCCAATCTTTTCGGTCAAATCTTCGGGCTCTTTACCGTCGAGCGTTTTGAGTTCATACGTTGCGGTAACTTCGAGCAGTTCGCCTTCGAACGCTTCGGCGACTTTATACATACGATCACCCTGTTTTTCAATAGATTTTACGCTATTGTTTGCAGCGTCTCGCAAGTCGTCAGTCCAGTTTGCGCTATAGGCCAAAGATCGATTGTTGCTTTCATATTCCTGTAAGAAATATCCATTTTCTTTGCTACGAATAACGATAAATTTTTCTGTTTTTTTCATGATTTTTCCTTCTTTCTTTTAAAAGCCATTTTGCCAAGTTGGCGCGACTGTCTCTTGTGCGCCATTCATTGCCCCGTTCGTGAGCCCATTCTCAAAGCTATCGGGTTTAACACTGTACCCGTCCTCGATGATAACCGAGCACTCGCCACCAGTTGAAACGCGAGTCGCGATAGCTTGCAAGCCCTCTTGCTCCAGCCACGCGCCGAATTCTGCGAGTGTGATCTGGTCCATCTGTTCTAGCTTGTCAATTAAGACAAAGCCACAATCCGGCTTGAGCTTGCGAACGATCGCCGTCGCCACTTGTAATTGTTGCGAGCCGGACATATTATCCCAGCGTTGACCCAAGTATAAGAGTTCGCCGTCGTCCACGGATAAGCCCGGAAGCGGTAAGTCTGCGTTCGTTAGTAAGTCGCGTTTTTGCTTACGAATACCTTCGATCACAAGATCTAACTCGCGATACTGTTCACGGTAGCCTTTCGCGTCCTCTTCGGCTTTGTCTTTATCAAGATTCGCCCGAACTTTAAGATTGATCTGCTCAATATTCGCGATACTTTCTTCGATCTCTTGCGTCGATTCGTCGATCAGATCTTGCGTATCTTTGCGAGCAATATCCAAGTCTTGCGCAAGTGCTTGCTCTTTTTCTCGAGCTTCCTTGAGCATAGCTTCCAGACGCTCAACGTTTGCGAGTGCGCTTTGATAATCGTTTTCGATTTTCGCGAGGTTTTGACGCTTGCGGGCATTTTCGCCATTTCGACCGAGGATCTCTTGCTGTTGCTGGATAAGATCAGCAATCGAGACGAGTTCTTTCGGTGCGTCTGGATAGTACGGCTGCTCTTTTGCGAACTTTTCCTTTTGGTCCGCAATGACGCCGATCGCGTGTCGCTCTTGGTACTTGGTCTTTTCTTCCATTTCGAGTTGAACGAGCTGATCGCCTACGCCGATGATCTGCAATAGCGTTGACGCTTTTTCTTTGTCGTTCATCTCCATAAACTTTGGAAGATCAAGGGCCAGCTCTTCGACGAAGCTATCAAGCAATTTCTGGCCGGCTTTGTTTCCGCTCGGATCAATGACTTTCAGATCGCTATTTTTGCCCTTACGCTCGACGATAAGGCCATTTGATAGCGTGATTTTAAGACTTGGGGGAATCGTTGATCCCTCGCGTTGAGCTTGCGAAGGCTTGTACTTGTTACCACCCAAGGCCCACGCTATCGCGTCTAATACGCTTGTTTTGCCTTGATTATTGTTTCCCCCGACGATTGTCAGTCCTTTCGCTGACGGCTCGATTTTGACCGCTTTAACGCGTTTCACGTTCTCGATCTCGAGCTTGTTAATTGTTACCATTTCTAACTTCTCCTTTCAGACGATCAAGCTCGTCAAGTAGTCGTTCTTCCCGCTCAAGCGTGGCTTTCAGAATTTCGGTTTGCTGCAAATTGATAAACCACAAGCGATTGAGCGCTTTCGATTGTTGCTCAATTTTTCGGGCCTTTTTACCAAACATGAAACGGTACCTCTGGCGATTCTGTATAGAGCTTCATCGCTTTTCGGCGACTTGCGAGTTCGTCTTCGTATTGCTCAATGACTTGTGCGTTGTGCTCTGGAAGCCCTTCTTCGATAGCTTTGAGCGTTTCAGTTTTTGCGATCTTCATTCGTTTCTTGTGGTCTTTCCACGACACGATAAGCCCAGCGATGAAGCACACGCCCCCGATTGCTACTGTCCCGGCAACTTGCCCAGAAATAATAATTTCATTCATTTTAAATACTCCTTTTCTTTTTCTAAAATTTCGTAAACGTCCCGGACGTCGTACATTTTCTTTTTTCCTTGTTTTCGAAATGCAAGTCCTCGACGTTCTAGTTTTTTGATATAGCCATGATCGAAGCCGAATTTTTTCATCAAGGCTTTCTGATCGAGTGGCATTTGTTTTTCTTCTATTTCTTTTTTTAACTCGTCTCTCACGATATCCACGATCGATCTGAGATAGACTTTCGCGATCTCGTCCGAGATCAAGGGTGGCAAGTATAGCTCCTCCATTTCTTCGTTCCTCCAATTGTGCGGGCAAGCACTTTCTGATATAATTAAGGTAGATATTTTTTTCAAGCGCTCGAACGTTCTCGTTCGGGTGCTTTTTTTACGTCCTTCGTTCGTTTTAGTGAACGCCTTCTGTAAAAAAAATTCCGATCTGGTCTTTTGAGAATCCGAGGATTGTCGCGACCTTTATCAATTCGTCAGCGTCGAATGATACCAGACCGTTTTCGCGTTTCGCGTAACGAGCACGATCAGACCAGCCAAGGGCTTTTGCCATATCATCTTGTGTCAATCCTTTCGCGATTCGTTCCGCTTTGATTCGTAAATGATTCACGGTCATATAATAGACCTCCTTTCTGTTTTTTTGTCGTTCTTTCTTGAGAACAATTTAATTATAAATCAAGCGTTCTTTTTTGTCAACACTTTTTTTCAAAAAAAACACATTTTTTTCTTTTTTAGTATTATTTGTACTTTTTTCGGAACGGTGTTATAATAGAAACATAAAGAAAAGGAGCTGTAAAAATGCGTACCAATGACGAAATAATAGACCTTATCAAGGCCTTGTGCGAAGAGAAAGATATATCTTTGAGCGAACTCGCTCGTCGAGTGGGTCAAGCAAAATCTGGCGTATCAAGATATTTTAATAAGACGAGAACTTTTCCATTGAATAGAGCGAACGTTTATGCGGAAGCTCTCGGCGTCTCAACTGAATATCTTTTAGGAGTAAAACCGATCAAACAAGAGCCGGACCTTTCGAGTTTGGACCTGCGCGAGCTGGCCAAAAGTGCAAAAACATTTGACGGAAAACCATTAAATGAAGAAGATATCGAAGCGATTGAAAATATACTTGATATCTATTTTAAAGGAAGATTATGATAGAAGAAATTTGCGATAAAGCGGGCGTCACGCTCGCTTACTTTGACAATGAACTGTGGCCACGGCCCGGAATGATCTTATCTGATATGAAGATCATTTTTGTTAATAAATCACTAACTATTGAGGCTCAGAAAAGAGTCATATTGCACGAGCTGGGCCACTTGAACCACACGACGGCCGAATATACCATAAACCCGATTAAGTGCGAAAACGAGGCCAATAGGGCCATGATTCATGCGCTTTTAAAGGAAGAGTTAGAAGCCGGGGACGCGAGCGAGTTTAATTATGTTCATTTTATGGAGCGCCACAAGCTCAAAACGACGGCCGATGAATTAATGGTAATAGACGAATACTATCGTTTGGTTGGATAAAGGAGAAAAAACATGGACTATAGTAAGATTAAGGATCTCGCAAAAAAAGCGACCGAAAAGACAGCGGACGGAATTTCTTCAATGAATGAAATGAGGAAAAAAGCTGCCCAAGAAACAAAGATCTCAATCGGGAATACAACGATTCGAAAGACAATTGACGGCCTGTATTATATCGGATTTTATTCAGACACTCCCGAGCTGTTTGAGTTTGAGAATTTTCAATTTGAGGGTTCTACTATTATAGAGCATGCAAAAACGACCGGGACGACCAAACAGAAAGGTAAAAAAGGGAGTGCGCTTTTAGGCGCTGCAATTGGTTCAGCATTTAGCCCAGTCGGTACAATTCTGGGCGGTGTGATCGGTGCGTCCGGAAAACGTAAAGGCAAAGTAAGCACGGACACTATCACCACTCAAGAAGAGAAGCCCGGACGCGCTATGTTGTACTTGCGAAATATCGAGACAAACGAAGTCAAGACGATTAAAGCCAAGATCACCAACGCACAAGCAGATAATATTAAACTGTTTTTCGAATAAAAAAAGCCCCGAGGGCAAGCCACGGGGAAATACATGATATAAGTTAAGTATAGCAAAATCATTTCGTTCTTTCAATTGTGCGGGCAAGCCAAAACGGAGGAAAGACATGATAAAAAAATATACAACCAAAAACGGGGAGACTCGTTACTTATTTCAGACTTATCTGGGAATTGATCCCATAACCGGCAAAGAACGGCGGACCACGCGCCGGGGCTTTAAGACTATGAAAGAAGCCAAACAAGCGGAAAGAAATTTGCTGCTTGACGTGGAAGAAAACGGGCTTCCGTCGAATCAATCGGACGGATTCCAAGATCCTACATTTGAAGAACTAGCTTCCTTGTGGTTAGAAAATTATAAAACTACGGTCAAGCCCAGCACGTTTGAAAACGTCCGGTCAAAAGTTGAGAAAATGACTGAAGAACATTTTAAAGAGTTGAAGCTGAAAAAAATAACAGTCGCATACTGTCAAAGAGTCGTTATTGAATTGAGCAAAAGTTACGTCCTCTATAATCACTATCTTTCAGTCATTAATCGAATTTTTAAGTACGCTGTTTTAATGGACATACTCAATTCAAACCCTTTTGACAAAGTTATTAAACCGAAGAGCCGGCAAACCCAAAGAAAAGGGAATTTTTTAACCAAGGAAGAATTAAAAGAATTTCTAAAACTAGCACAAAATGCCACGCTCTCTTATTTCTTCCCGCTGGTGCATTTAATGAGCTATACCGGGTTACGACAAGGGGAAGCCCTCGCCTTGAAATGGTCCGATATTGACTTCGAAAATAAAAAAATAACCGTCAACAAAACGGCCGTCCGGATCAAAGAAAGACAAACTCTTCAGACGCCCAAAACCAAAAACAGTAAGCGTGTTATTTCTATTGATCCTACCACGCTTTCAATTCTAAAAAGCTGGAAAAAGGACCAGATAAAGATCTATTTTAAAAACGGCAAGCATTTTGAAGGCGATGATAATTTCATCTTTACGAATGAGCGGGCCGACTGGGTACACATTCATAATTTCATTCCCTATTTCAAGCGTTTCATCGCTGACCATAAGCTTAAACCTATCACGCCTCACGGCCTGCGACACACACACGCTTCATTGCTCTTTAGCGCGGGCGTTGAACCTAAAAACATTTCGGATAGGTTGGGACATAGCACCGTTCAGATCACGCTGGATCTGTACACTCACATAACGGAAGAACAAAGGACCGATACAGTGGAGAAATTGCTTGAATACATGGTAATATAAATATGTCGTATTCAGTCCCGTATTCAGCCACTCCTGACCCCTTGAAAAGTCAGTGATATCAAGGCCTTGGGGGCTAGTGTCATTATTTTAGCATAAAAATGAACATTTCGGGAGGATTTCTATCTTAGAAAGTTAGCTTTTCTGTTGAGCATAAAAACGTGGGGGATATAGGATCTGAACAGGTTGGATCCCTTGCGACTGATAATAGGCCATAAATTGCTGGTAGTAACCTTCTACATCCTCTTCAATTTGGAGTAAGTTCTGTGAAAGGATCGGACGACAAAGAGGATAAAAGAAATCCAAGCCTAGTTCCAGTAGATGGTGTCCCTGCAAATAGAGTTCTTCCTGAAACCTCATCCACTTTGGGTGACGATAAAAGAGTTGCTGCTGTATATACGTTAAAAATGTCCGATCGAGCTCGACTGCCATTTGTTGCATGGATTGCGAAAGATAAGGGGTCCGTAAGACTTCCAGTAAAGACCTTTGACCAAAAGGGAAAATTTCTGTTTGATAATGCAATCGCCCTCGTAAAT